CGTTAAGACGCGAGTTGCAAAACCTACTTATCAACAGAAGATCTGGGATAGAAATTTCCGTCGAAAGACAGAGTCCGGGAATCGTCGTGTTGAGGATAGGAAGTGGGGTGTCGCCATTGCTGCAGAGGCTGCGAAGTTGAAGCAGGCACAAGCGCGAGTCAAACGTACTATTAAATCACCTAGAGAGGAGGTTTATACTAATGAGGCTGCTTGGTTACTTGGCTCTACGAAGGTTGTTAAGAATGCAATACCGAAGGAGGTTACTAGGCTTAGAGGAAATGCTGCTGTGTGGCGCCAGGATATGCGTTATCATGGCAAGCAGGCTAATAAAGTTGTGACCTTAAATGCTTTCCATCCGAGGATGGCTTTGACTTACGGTACTAAGGTTGTGTTTGATGGGCAGACTCTTCGAGAGTGTTTGGATGGTGTTAGAAATCCTACTGTTAAAGCCCGTTTGAGTGCAATTTATAATGCTTGGGAAAAAGAGACGAGTAAGGCTAAGCCTGATGATAGACAAGTTAAGCTTTTGCAGAGAGATTTTGCTTCTTTTGGGTTGGCTTCTCAGCCAGCTTCACGGGAGGATAGAGGATGGAAACCACCCGGTTTTCGTATGCAAGGAGCTGCACAGTCTGTCCCTGTTGGGCCGTCCGTGTCTGCTCAGGTTGGAGGTGTCCCGATTAAGATTTCTGATGTTAAGATTGATCTGGGGTATGAAGAGCTGTTGATGGCTCTTGGTGGAGAAGGTGCCATTTCGTCAGTGATGACGAATTTGGTGTGTATGTTTATATCTATTTACGAATGCAATTCGACTGTGAATGTGGCGGCCCAGATTGTTTTGTTTTGTAATAATAACTTGGCTCCATGCGGCATTAAGAGTTTTGTTGATTTTATCCGAGCTCGTTTGGCTGTGTGTAAAGTGCAGGGAGATGTAGATTCTCATACCGACGATGTTGGACTTGAGATGGAGGGTGTTATTGTTCCTGAGAAAGAGAAAGAGGAGATTACTTCTATCATGAAGGCGATGTCGTTTGCCGATGTTTTGTTGAAGTCCCAGTTGGGACAGTCACTGTGGCACGTTTTGTCAGTTGTGAGTATGTCTGCAGTTGGATTGTCAATAGGCGCTGGAGGTGATCTTGGTACTGCTATGAAGCTTAGAGATAAGATGGATAAGTTTGTCGCTGATAAGGGAGGGGTTGAAACCCTTCTGCAGCGTTTGTTGCGTTTTATTAAATTAGCTTTTGTGAAGGTGCAAGAGTGCATTAAGGCGAAGAATTTGGAGCCATTGTTTGAGGGTTCTTCTACGTCTGACTGGCTGTTGACGGCTACTGTTGTGTTAGAGGATTCGAGTATTATGATTGATGCTGCGCGTCCTGCTATTGAGAAAACTTTTAAGGAGAGACTGAGTGCTGGATCGTATCCACCTCGGATTTTTGCTCAGATTTCGTTACAACAGAGGATCCATTTGGTTGATGAGTTGTTGGATGAGTATCCTCAGCATGCTGCTAAGTTGATGGCTAGTGGTAATGTTGATGTTGCTCTATCTAGGACCATAGAGAGAATGAGAGATCGTTTATCCAGTGAGAAATATGCTATGAGGAATGCTAATGTAGCTGGGGAGTATCGTGTTGAGCCTTTTGGCATTTTTATGTATGGGCCTCCCGGTACTGGAAAATCGGATTTCTCGGAGGTGTTGCACCTGGTGTTGGGAAGGAAGCTTGGTTTGCCTCTTGGTCCTGATGGGAGGTATTGTTATACCCCTGGTGCAAATTTTTGGGATGGTGTGCAACCCACTCAGTGGGCTTTGATGTTAGATGATATTGATCAGGATTTGGCTCCCCCAGCGGCTGGAGTCCCATCGCATCCACAGATTGTGATTAATGTGATCAATAAGAAGCCACTTATGCTTGAGCAAGCTGCGGTGGAGAAGAAAGGTATGATGTATTGTAATTATCAAGTTGTGGTATACTCTACAAACTACCAGGATGCTCGGTTAAGGACTTATACTCTACAACCGATGGCTTTTTGGAGAAGGTTTCCTGTGTCGATAGGTTTTGAGGTTAAGCATAAATATGCTACTCCGGCAGGACGTCTTGATCCAGATAAGCTTGATGGATCGAATGATTATTGGCGTTTCAGAGTTGGGACGTTGGATGATTCATTGTTTGATGATAGAAATCCGTATACTTCGTTTCCCTACAGTTTTGATTTTGTGGAGGATGTGTCGAAGATTACGGAGTTTCTCGGAAATGCTTTTGAGCGGAAGATGAAGATTCAAAGGGCGAGATTGATGCAAGGGAGTGATGTGAATGCTCCTTTTTGCAAAGTGTGTGGCCTTACTAGGACGTATCACTCAAGCAAAGCGTGTGTCGCTGTACAAGCTATGACGGTTTTGGAAGATGACATGTTAGTTGTGTTCCAACGCTTGTGTTCAGTTTTGTTGTTGATTTGGTATGGTTTTGGGACCTGGCTTGTCTGTCTCGGAGGTGTTGGATGGATTTTGAAGAAATTATTAGAGGTTCTTGAAATTCAGCCTGCTGAGGTTGGTGCGGCTTTGAGGAATGAGGCTAGAGTTGCGTGGATGCAGAGAACGCATAGTGCGAGCAATATGATGGCTCGCTTATTGGTTGATAAGTCCACGCTGACTTATGAGGAGTTTAAGAAGAGGGAACATAGTTGGTTTAAAATGCTTCATAAGAAGATTATTGAGAATCAAGCTGTTGTTGCCGGCGTTGGTGCTGCTATTATAGGTTTGACGGGAATTGCTATTATGGTGGCTCGATATGAGAGAGGAGCTGTCCAGGGGTATGTTACTGAGATTGGTGCCGCTGATTTTTCGGTGGGGTCTAGTAAGCCGGGATGGTTGAGAGTTCCACAGAAGAGAGATCCACTTGAGAAGAAGTCGTTGGTGACGACTACTATCGAGGAGATTTTGAATGTGGCTGGGAGGAGGCTCCTTAGAGTCAAGAATGTTGATACACGTGTTTCGATGAATGGTGTGCAAGTTTTTGGTAATATAGTGCTGATCCCTGGACATATAATGTGGGGAAAAGGTGAGACCATCGTGAGTTTGAATGAAGTGAGACTGCGGGGCTTGCAAGATTCGCAGTTAATGTTCACTCGTGGGCACATGTCATATACAATGTTAGTTAAGCTTGGTGTGAATGCTGTTCGGATGGTTGGGAGAGAAGGAGTTCTTGTTGCCGTGCCAGGTTTGGCTCCGATGAGTTCGGCTGACTTTGGTTTGCACTTGGCTGCGACTTCTCAAGCTTCTTGTATGCCCACTTTTGATGAGCTATGGTTTGTTTCGTTGAGAAAAGATCAGGTTGTTAAATTTAAGGGTGAAGGAGGACGTTTGGAGAAGCAGTATGGCGCTGTGAGCGTTGTGGCTAAGGGTGTCCCGACCGTTGATGGTGACTGTGGTGGTCTCTATGTAGCTAAGATTGGTGCGCATGTCTTTGTGGCAGGCTACCATTTTGGTGAGGATAATGTGTTAACCTCTCTAGGTTTCAACACCTTGCAGGTTGGTGAGGAGTTGACTCAAATTGAGTTGGGAAGATGCGTTGAGGAATTGAAAGCTCTCGTGTTGGTACCACCTAATTTGGTTTTTGGGTCGGTACAAGGAGATGCTTTGAGGAGAGAGGATCCGAATGTTGATGTTGTTCTGAAGCCATTGGTTGAGAAATCTTCTTTGTGGGCCGGGATTTCAGCAGGAGTTGATTGTGTGTCAGTCCTTGGTACTTTAAGTCCCCCGTTTCCGTTGTCCACGTTGAAGACAGGGTGTGCTCCCACTTTGATGGCAGATGATTTTCGGTGCTTGGAGGAGAGTGTATGTGGGAAGAGGAATTACTTCGTTCCCCCCGTGTTTTCTGGGAAGATGGTCGAAGGTGCTTCAGGTCCTGAGTGGATTGATCCTTACGTGCTTAATCTGAAGGGAATGGTGAATAAACACTCTGATGAGGAGATATGGAATCTTGCTGTCGATGATTATTGTGATGGGATGGATCAGCTCTCAGGTTGGGAGTCTGTTCGTGTTCTTTCTGATTATGAGAGTTGGTACGGTGTTGAGGGCGCTGGTATTAATTCGACTAATTTGAAGACTTCGATGGGAGCTCCTTTCTTTAAGAAGAAGAGTGGGTACCTGGAGTTTAATCATGATACGAAGGAGGTGTTTGTGCATCCTGATGTGCAGCGTCAAGTTGATGAGATTGGCGCTGTTTTAGATTCAGGCAATGTGTTTGTTCCGATGTGTGTGCACTCGTTGAAGGATGAGCCCATTAGTGAAGAGAAAGCTGAAGCTAGGAATGTGCGTGTTTTTAACACACTACCTGGGGCTTTTAACTTTTGGTTGAAGAAGTACGTTGCGTCCATAGTGTTGTTTATGAGAGCGCATCGTGACTTTTTTGAGAGCGCTGCGGGTTTGAATATGAATTCTGTGCAGTTGGATTTGCTGATTGAGCACATGTTGTATTATTCCGAGGATAGGCATGGAGATGGTGATTTCAAAGGTTTTGATTTGCACCAGTCAACTGTGTTGCGCTTTGCGGAGTTGCGAGTATGGAAGCGTATGTTTGTGTGTGCGGGCTTTAGTGACCGAGATGCTCAACGGGGCACCTTGTTATTGCTTGGCTCGATTTTTACGTTGCGGTTTATTAAGAATGACATTTTCCTTGTCTCTTTTATGAATCCTTCTGGGGTTATAGTGACGCTGGATTCGAATGGGATTAATAATTCTTTGAGTTTTCGGTACTGTTACTATGCTTCAGCACGTGAAAAGTGTGTGCGTAATGTTGTGAAGTTTCGTTCGGCTGTTGGGTTGGTTGTTCTTGGTGATGACAATTGGTATGCGGTCGTGTCGTGGTGTCATTGGTTGAATCACCATGTGTTGGTGAAATATATGTCTGAGATAGGGCATGTATATACCACCGCGGATAAGATTGCGAATGAGTATGTGTCATGGAAGAGAGTCACCCAGGTATCATTCTTGAAGAGAAGGTTTTCTTGTGATGAGAATGGAAGATGGAAAGCTCGTTTGGAGCTTAAGAGTTTGGTGAAAATGCTGGTTTGTTGCAAGCGTAGTGATTTGTCTTTGACAGATCATGCTGCGGTGTTGCTAACCAATGTGAATAGCGAACTGTACTTCCATGGAAGAGCGATCTTTGATCAATGGATGATTTTGATTGAGGAGAGCGTGAGGAAGCATGAGTTGGATAAGAGTATTCTTCTTAAGTTAAGGAGCTTTGGTGAGCTTCATGATCTTTATCAGAAGGATGAGTATCCTACTTGGATTGTTGGAGATAGAAGTGCCTTGTTTCGCATGCAAGGATGTACTGATAGTGAGAGAGTGTACCGACGGATTAATCCTTTGTTGGATGAATCATTGTTGGTGCCAGAAATGATGTACATCGAGTATGGTGATGAGGGAGCTTTTTATGCCTATGATCATGGAGGTTGGGCTGGATTGCCTGACGTTGAGATGCCGGCCGCGGCTGATAATACGGTGACAAGCCGAATGCTCGTGGAGGGGTATGTAGGGCTTGTGTACTGCACACTGTGGTTTTTGATCATAGAGTGCGCTCCGGACTATTTGTCCGATGTCAGTTTCCCAAGGAATAGTTGAACCGTCCCATGTGACGGGTGGTGTGATGGTGCATGATGTGGGTGAGATTTCTACCGCTGGAGAAGTGGTTGAAATGTCTTACCCTGACATGGAAGAGGCGGAGTTTAGGAGGGCTATGGCGGCCCAGACCTTATCCGGGTATCTTTGTCGTGATACGTTGATAGCAACGGGAGTGTTGCAGGCTACCGATACGAGTTATTTCGACTTGTTAGGTGCCATTGATCCTTATGCTTTGTTCTTAGCGAATGCTTTTAATGCAGCTAAGGTGAAGGAATTTGGATGGATTAGAGGAACGCTGGAGATAGTTATGACGGTTACAACACCGTCTAATGCTTATGGAGCGTACTTGTTGCAAGCTTTGTGTCAAGGAGGTGTTCCTACGGATGCAACCTTTGAGGTGAATGGATTGGCATCGAACAACTGTTGGACAGCGACGCAGGATCTTCATGCTATCATTGATTTGACGCAGAGTTCTAATGTGAAGTTGTCACTACCCTTTGTTTATGCTTATGATGCTTACAGCCTGACGACTGGGTATGCGGCGGATATAGTGGGACCTCCCTGGGTGTTGTGTTTATGGCCTTTACAACCATTGCGCAATGCTATGAACACGGATGTGATAGCTGGGACGTATAATATTTATGCACGTTTTAAGGAGGATTACGTGTTGAGTATGCCCGTGCTCCAGGGAAAGAAAGGAGGAGATGGCGGAGGAGACATGATGTCGAGGATGAAAAGCTTGCAGGAGTCGAAAGCGGTTTCAAAGACTGCGAAGATTGTTGCTGGAGCAGCTGCCGGCATATCTGCTGTTGCGCCTGTCTTGGCGCCTCTTGGTTTGGCAATTGCGGCTGGAGCGGCGTCAGTGGCAAGCATGGCTGAGATGTTTGGGTTTACGAAAGAGTCGAAGCCCCTGGAGCCTATGGCTGTGGTCGTGCGAGGTATTACGAATGTGGCGACCGTTGATGGGGCCGATTCGTCTGAGATAGCGG